TCGAAAAGATAAAAAAGGAATAACTTTTTCATCGACCATAAAGCAGGCAGAATCTTTCGGTAGTGGTTGAGTAATGCATTCTAAGAAGAAGAAAAAAGAAAATAAAGCTACTATAAATGCATTTGATGCAGCAAAGAATGGTTTTCTTCATACTTCTAAAGCGGCTGATCAAGGATTGGATTGTAAAGGTATAAATCTTGAAATAATTCTTCATACTGATTCTTCTAAAGTTAGGAAAACACAGAGAATTGGTAGAGCAATAAGGTTTGAAGAAGGTAAAACTTCAGAGATCTTCACTTTAGTTTTACGTGGAACTCAAGAATTAAATTGATTTAATAATTCAAACACTTCTAGAGTTACTACAATCAATGAAGCACAACTAGATAGAATTCTTGCTGGAGAATCTATCGAAACAAGAGAAAGAGAAATTGTAACAAATACAAAATTTAGGTATTAATGACAATTAAATTAACAGATGGGCAAGTACGTCGTGTTCTTAATAATATGACTAAAGAACAGTTTTTAGATTTACTTAGCGAAGATGTGGAAAAGTATGTGGATTGGATTTGTGATTTTATTTGGAATTTTGTAGATTCTGAAAAGACACAATCTAAACTCAAAAGAGCTTTTCCGCCTATACAGATGGAACTATTTAACGATTAATGATCCTTTAAGGGAGAATAAATAAAGTAATGTTTGAGGAGTGTTTAACTTAAACATTATTAAATTGGAAATAAACACAATTTTAAATTTATTAACTACTTACAAGCTCACTGCGGACGAACTTTTGGTAGTATATCTTACATTCTTGGCTAGAGATGAAGAAGGCCATCCTGAATATTTTGCAAAGTGATTTAATAATGGGGGGAGTAAACACCTTCGTGAAATATTTGAATCACTTAAAGAAAAGGGAATTATTAAGAAAGATTATGAAGCATCTGAATATGATCCAAATGAAATCGAATTCAATAAAAACTTCATAAAATCTTGATTGAAAAATTCCTGTGTACTTGGGCAAGAACTGTTTAATGCATATCCTCCATTTTTAAATTCTGGCGGAAAGTTACTTCCGTTAAGAAATATCGCAAAGAAGTATAATACATTAGATGAATTTTTCTTTGCATATTCTTCAGCAATTAAACATAATCCAGAAACTCATAAAGAAGTTATGGAATTATTGGAATGGGGAAAACAACATGGAAAGATAAATTACGGAATTTGTGAATTTATAATTAGTGCTAAATGACTTGAGTTAAAAGAACTTAGGGATAATCCACAAGAATGTGAGATCGAAAGTACATTTAATGTATATGAAAGTATATAATGTCTACAGTAATAGATCAACTTTGAACTCAAATTGAACAAGGTAAATCGGGTAAAAATATTGGAAAATCTACAGGATTGCCTAAATTAGATAAAATTATTGGTGGAATTCAACCACATCGTTATTATTTGATTGGAGCAGCAAGTTCTGCTGGTAAGACTAGTTATATATTATATATGATATATAACCTCTTAAAGCAAGAAACGGATGAAAAACCCATTTATTTTATTTATTTCTCATTGGAAATTGGAGCTGATATATTGTTAGCTAAATTGATGGCATTGTATTGTGCAGAAGAATTCGGCATTTATTTAACAATAAATGATATTTTATCCTTTGAATCACCGATAAATGATAACGCTTATGATAAATTATTAAAAGCAAAGCAATGAATATCGGGATTGATGAAATATTTATTTATATTGGATGTTTCTGTTAGTGCTAATTCTATTTATAGACATACTTTGCAAATTGCTGAAAAAATTGGAACATTTAATCAAGTTGGAACAGCTAAAATATATGTCCCCAATAATCCAAATCAATTAATAATAGGTGTTTTAGATCATTTTGCATTAGCCCGTTGTGAGGAAGGGAGAACATTAAAGCAGGAAATCGATTTAATGTCATCCTATATGGTAACTTTAAAAAGGAAATTACCACTTTCTTGATTTGTTTTAATGCAACAGAATAGGGAATCCTCCTCAATGGAAAGACGAAAAGCAGATTTATCTGAGCCTGGTCTCAATGATTTGAAGGATTCAGGAAGTCCAAGTCAGGATGCAGATATTGTATTGCAACTATTTTTCCCATTTAGAGAAAAACTTTCCACGTATAGAGGGTTTAAAATTCTAGGAGATGATGGTATTGGACAATCAATGAGATCTACAATTATCAGCAAAAACAGGTACGGTCTCGCGAATCAAGTAATTTGTAATGGATTTTGAGGAAGTGTAGGTTGATTTTCAGAACTACCAGATCCTAAGACAATTACAGATTTTTCAATATATAGACCCGAAAGAGGAAACATTCCTTGTAAGTTAGAAAAGAAAGATGCCGTTATGCAAAATAACGAAATAAAAGAAAGTAAACCTTTAACATTCAGTTTTTAATGGCAAATCTTATAGCCCTTGTAGGAGCCAGTGGTAGTGGAAAAAGCTCCAGTATTCGTACGTTGAATCCAGAAGAAACATTTATTATTAATGTTGCCTCAAAACCGCTTCCATTTAAAGGATGGCGTAGTAAATATACAATTTGAAATAAGGATAATCCTAACGGAAACTTTATTAATACCAGTGACGTATCAGTAATTAATAAAATTCTTACGTACATTGATTCGAAACGTCCTGAAATTAAAAACGTTATTATAGACGATGCTCAATTCTTGATGGCTTTCGAATATATGGATAGGGCCGCTGAGAAAGGGTTCCAAAAATTTTCGGATATAGCACAAAAATTCTATAGTGTTTTAAAATCTGGTATTAATATGCGAGATGATTTGAACATTATAATGACTTGTCATAGTGAAAATATCGGAAGTGCGGAAGAGCCTCAATTTAAGATAAAAACATTGGGACGTATGTTGGACAATAGTCTAACTGTCGAAGGATTATTCACTTATGTATTTTTTGCACAGTTACAAAAAGACGAAAACGATAAGCCGTTATATGTTCTCCAAACACATTCTGATGGAACAAATACTGCAAAAACACCAATGGATTGTTTTGAAGAAGATTATATTCCAAATGACTTACAGTATGTAATTAATAAGATTGAAGAATATAACAATGCTTAAAATCATTTTAGATTTTGATGAAACTACAAAAACTGTAAAGAACGTTACAGTTTTAGATTTAGATAAGACTTCTTCTGAGAAGTCGTTTAAACTGCGTGTGGATGAAAATAAACTCGAATTTACCGCAGATGCAATTGTCGATTTAAATGCTGTTCCTGGAGATAGAATTTCTATTAATTATTGGACAGTAGACAATGAAACTACCTATCCGATTGTTAGTAAATCAGATGTATTTACAGATGGTCAGGATGGGAGTAAACTTACAAAGAAAAATACAGTTTCCTTTAAAGGGCAGCAAAGAAAGAGCCTTTTAAAATTTGGAGAACTGTTTGATTTTAGTGAATTTAAAGATAAAAATGGACAAGTTGTTAAAAACGTGTTTATTTTAACTCCAATAGAAGATAATCGTATCACATTAAACAGTAAGGAAGAATCATTTGAAGAAGTAGAAAAACTCGCAAGTGATTTGGAACATCAAAATGTTGAAACAGACTTTGATGAAGATATTCTTGATACAGAAGATCTTCCATTTTAATATAATTTAATGTATTTGTAATATGGGTATGTTTGATTTAAGCGCTACCACTGGCGTTAAAGAGAGTGGAAAGTTTCTTCAGCCCGGCATTCATAATGCTAAGTTTGTTAGTGTTGAACTTGGTGAAGTAAATTCTCAGAAAACCGGAAATAACTATAAAACAATGAAGCTTACGCTTGATGTAGACGGATTTGGAGAATTTAGTCATAATTTCTTTGAGCCGACTTCTGCAGAAAGGACTTCTGGTACATATGGAGAGAATCCGTCTTCCGTAGAACACTTTATGGTAGCCGTACGACAAATCGTTGATGCACTTGATCCTTCTATTGGTGAAAATATTGATAACGATAATGTTACCGTTAACGGTAAGAAGGTTAAGATTAAGGATATGTCATTTACACAACTTGTAAAACTTATCGGAATCCTTACTGAGCCTTTTAAGGGACATGAAATTGAGGTAAAGTTTGTACCTCAGTCTACTGGATTTGCAGATATTCCAGGTTTCCCTGCTAAGATTAATCGAAACGGAGCACTGGGTATCTCTACTAGGTTTATTGGTCATAATCTTGTGATGAATCAGTCGGAACTTCGGAAGATTGAAGCAGCTAAGAACTCCCGTCCAACAAATATGTCTCAGACCACTACAGGTAATGTAGAAGGACTTGCTGAAGCACTTGGGATTTCAGACTCAGAAGATGATTTGCCGTTTTAATTAATAACTCGATTACTGCGTATTGCGTAAAAAATACGCAGTAATCTTTTTATTCGTATCTAATGCCAGAGGTTTTATTTAATTTATCTGATACAACTACTATAACAAAAGAATTTATCTTATCCAGAATCTCAGAAGAAGAAATATTTGAACACTATGGTGTTAGAATTCAAAAAGGATTGTTCTGCTCAAAATTAAGGAACGACAAACATCCGACGGTATCTTTATATCGGAATAAATCCGGAAGGTTAATAATGCATGATTTTGGAGATAATACTTATACAGATTGTTTTGCTTTTGTACAAGCATTATATAATACATCTTATTATATGGCTTTACAGATAATAGCAAATGATTTTAAATTAATAAATAGAAAAGATCTTCCAAAACATAAGGCCAAACTTGAATATTCTGGTACAAAAGTAAAAGAAACTAAAACTGCAGATATTCGTGTAGAAATTAGAGAGTGAGACGACATTGATTTACAATGGTGGGGAAAATATGGTATTTCAAAAGAAACCCTAAAGAAATTTAAAGTTTTTCCATGTAAAACCGTTTGATTGAATGGAAATATCTTCTTTGTGTTTAATGGCAAAGAACGATGTTACGGTTATTTTGGAGGTATAAAAGAGGGTATTGAGTATTGAAGAATCTATTTTCCCTATAAAAAGAAATTTCGATTTATTAATAATTGAAAAGCCTCTCAGATTCAAGGTGCACATATGCTTCCGAAAGAGGGTGGAGAATATCTAGTATTTACAAAATCTCTGAAGGATGTAATGACTTTATATGAATATGGCATAACTGCTATAGCACCGTGTTCAGAAAATTTATTTGTATCAGAAACACAATATAAAAAATTGCAAAATAAATTCTGAAAAAGAATATTGCTTTACGATAATGATATTCCCGGAGTTTCAGCAATGGCGAAAATAAAAAAGAAATATCCTGATTTGAAAGTAATGTTTTTACCAAGACACGGTGGAGATAAAGATATTTCTGATTATAGAAAAGCCCATGGTTATAAAAAGACTCTAGAGTTAATAGAACAATCAAAAAATAGTTATGAAAAAGAAAGGACAGTCTCCTAAAAAATCAATTGGAGCAAGGAATAGGCAACGCGGAAATAACTATGAGAGAAAAATTGTAAAAGAACTTCATGAACTTGGTTTTACAGAAGTTACTACAAGTAGAAATGAATCTAAAGCTATAGATAATGGTAAAGTTGATATAATAGACAAAGCGAATAAACTTCCTTGTTCGATTCAAATAAAAAAATGTATTCAGACACCTCAGTATTTTACAATTAGGAAAGAATCAATTGCTCCAAAAGATAAATTCTGTATTATTTGGAATAAACAAAAAAAAGTAAATGACCGTTTTATGTCAGAAGGAGAAGCTGTCATAATTCCAAAAGAACTGTTTTATGAATTAATTAAACCATATGTACACGGTAATTAAAGATGATTTAAATAAGTATAGTGATTATAAGTTATGCTATATTGGAGAAATTCCTGAAA